TATTCCTTGTTTGAGTGACAATCCGTTAATTATTACGGTGGCGCAGCCTCTTGTTTAAAATCAACCTAAATTAAAGGCTTTATATAGCGCACCAAATAAACCATGTCGCACCTAAGTTAAAGCAAACCAAACCTAAGCCACTAAGTATTAACAACTAAATAACAAATAACAGTGCTTCGCCCATTCGTACAAATATCAATCCAACAGGTAACAACCTACAATGCAAGTGGAGTGGATATTGTACGCAATAAACTTTTAACTCTTGATTTTGTTACTGAATACGAAATCCCATCTGGATGGGAAAGTCATACAAATGAAGCTACTATTAAGTTTCCAAAAAATATAGTTTTACAAGATGGCGATTTTACTTTTACTGAAACAGGAACATACAATGTTATCTTAGGTGGGGTAACGAATCAATCGGTTCTCGGTCAACCAATAACCTATGCACCTCTTTTAATGAAAGGTGATATAGTTTATATTGCAGATGGTTATTGGTTTAGGAACGAGAATCAAGTGGATGTCCAAAAAGGTAAAACTGTATTCTCTGGATATATTTCAGAAGTAAAATCAGATGTTCCGATACAGGTTACTTGCAATGACAACTTCTATCTTTTAAAACGCACACCATTTGATTCAACAGTTTGGAACAAAACTACAGGAAATGGTAAAACCGATTTGTATAGTTTAATGCAACATATTTTGGATTTAGTAAATGCTAAGTTTAATTCACAAAATCCAAGCTACCCATTACTTACTTTTACCGAAATCCCAAACGCAATAACAGCAGAATTTTCACTTGGATACTTAGATATTGGAGATTTGAGTTGCGGTCAATTATTAGACAAGTTAAAATCTCAATTTCATTTTGAATCTACATTTGTTGGAAACACTTTACTTTTTGGTGCAACACTATATAACGATGATACTTCAGTTTCTGATGCTAATTTAATACCAAATTCATCTGCATTTTTCGCATTTAGAGATATTTTCAATTCAAATGGCCAACTTCAAACATCGGCTAATATTCATGATAAAACTGATTTAGAATATACTAACAAAGACGACATCCAACTTAGCACAATCGTTCAATGCAAGATAATTCAAAAATCAGGAAAGACTTTAAAATCTGGTGCAACTGCAACAAAACTTGCAAAACTTAAGATTTTAGTTTTTTGGGATATTCCAACTTCTTCTTATAAATATCAGGATTTAAGTAAACCAGGAACGACAGCTCTTCCAAATCCAAGTGATGGCGAAAGGCATAGTTGTTGGTATCCAGTTGATTTAAGTTTACCTTCACCAACACTTAATGATTTATTTGAATTAGGGAAACAGCAATTAAGTAAGTATCACTATACTGGATTTAAAGGAAGTTTTGTTACTTTAGGTTTTCCGTTTGTCGATTGGAATGACAACGTAAATCTACTCGACCCGATAATGGCGGATAGGAACGGAGTTTACAAAGTAAGAAAAGTAATAAGAAAAGGCGGAACCAAAGGTATCACTCAAGAAATTCATCTCGATTACTTGTTACAAGATTTAGAATTAGGAGTTTTAAAAGTTAGACAGATACCTTCAAATGTTCAGCAAATCCACATGCTATAAAAAATGGTAAGCAACATAGAAATAAAAGAACTAATCCAAAAGATAGCTGGTACTTATGGTAAGGCTAATGTTAAGCTATTTGATGGAAATGTTGTTAGCGTAGATTTACCAAGTTTTACCTGCGTAGTTGACAGCATAGATTCTTCTTTAAACGGAATTACTGTTCGTTTTATGTTAGAACAATCTGACGGAGATATGTCTGTTCCACAAGTAGATTCTACTGTAACTGTTGCAATGACTGATTTTACTGACCCTTATATCGTATCTGCTACTTGGTTAGACCAAAAAGATTTTATAGTAGGAGATACTGAAATTAAAATGGTTGATGGAAATATCCTAATAGAACAAGGTGAGGTTAAGATAACTCTAAGTTCAGGAAAAATCTCAATTAAGAACGGAAGTAAGGATTTCAAAACACTAATGGATTCTTTCTTTCAACACATACAAGCAATGACTTTTACAAATGGAGCAGGTGTAACAGGAACTCCAAATAATTTATCTGATTTAACTAATGACCAATCAAACTTTGATGATTTATGGCAATGACGACATCATTAATCGAATCTGCTATGGCTACAAATGCCGCTGCAGGAGATACTGAATCACAAGCGGTAGCTAATGCAAGATTAGCTCAAGCAATAATTGATACAGTTAAAACATTAACTTTAACTTATTCTACAGGATTAGTATCGGCAAGTCCAGGAAGTCCGGTTACCGGAACTATGGCTACGGTTGTTGTATCTTAAAATTAAAAAAATCTAATCATGCCAAGACAAGATTTTCTTTTACAGCCAAATACCGATTCTCAAGGAAACGTCTATTACGATTTTCCTTTAGACGATACAATTATTGATGGAGTTTATTTGCCAACGCCATACGGAAACAGCGACAATCAACACATAATTGATATTATATTTATTTGGAAGGGAGCGATAAAACAATTTCCTTTATTGGGTTTTGGATTATTTCAGTATCAAAATGGAGAGTACAATAAAAATTTAGTTTTCTCAAGCCTATCAGATCAAATGAAATCTGATGGATATTTGGTTAAAAATGGAGCTATTTCATCAGATGGAAGTAATGGATTTAACATTGATACTGATTTTATTTTTCCTAATTACTGATATTGAATTGTTTTTTTTGTTTATAAACGAATAACTAATACAAGACTAAATTAGACGTACTTTTGTGAGTATGGAGTAAAGGTACAAGGTCTTAAAATAGGTAGCATGGACACACAGGGAGCGCAGCAAGGGCAGAGTAACTATGACTTATGTATGCAACTTTACGGTAGCTTAGATTTCTTTGTTAAACTTTTAAACGACAATCAAATCAAAAGTTCAACAACGCTTTTAAACTCTTACTTTTTTGATTCAGGTGCAAAAAACATTAATTCAAAATTTATAGGATATCCTTATGCGACAAACTACATTAATTCGGATTCTATTGGTGTTTACGGTGATTATGGCGGTGCATACAACTAACGCACAAGTAAGTATCCCTACGCAAATCACACAACTTACGTATCAAACAGATACTACAATTGATTATCCATATAAACACTACTCTCCAGGATTTGTTCCTAAATCATATAATATTTTTAATACTTCTGACGCTTCATTAAGAAGGTCATATCTTCAATTAATTCAGAATCTATATGATTCAATCCTTCCAGGAATCGGAGGTTCAAAAAGCTGGAGCGACACATCTAAAACATGGAGTGGAAACTACATACAAAATGGTAATGGATACGGAATAAATATGACTAATTTTTTGTCTTATAGATGGGAAATAGGGTCTGTGGGATGGATAAATATATTAGATAGCACCGCTAAATGGCTCATTAAGGGTCACGATTCTACTATAATGATGAATTTCATTGATAAAGGCGCAAGCGCATCAGATAGCATCAAAATAGGCGATGCCTGGTATCTGACACTATCGAATGGAAATGCAGGGCAGGCACTTATGAACGATGGAAACAAACACAGTTTTTGGAGCAGCATAAATATTCTTGGATTTGTTACTACATACAACGGAACGGCAACGCAGGGCAACGGTCTTAAGGTGATACGGGTAAATAATGATGCAACCGGACAGACGGGGGCTTTAAGCAGCGTATCGGCTTATGCAGTGCCTGCGCTTGAAACTTTCGAGGTAGAAGGATATGTAAACATAACAGCTATAAGTGTAGATGTTCTCGAATTTGTGATTACATGGACAGATGAAAATAATAACTCACAACAAATGACGGTGTGGCCAAACGGCGGAACATCTGCATTGTTATCTACCACCGGATATTATTCATTTTCTCCGATAACGATAAGAGCACACGCAAGTACAGCCATTACAGTAAAAACAACACTTGCAACAGGTGGAGGAAGCATCACATACGATATAGGGGCTTTAATAACTCAAGTAAACTAAATTAAAATGAAAAAACTACTAATATCCTTATTGTTTTTGCCATTATTTTCTTTTGGTCAAACTTTAACAAATCAAAGTGTTAATGTTAGATATCCATTGAATTATACTCCGTATGCAATAATTGATTTGCAAACTGGAGATACGTTGTGTTGGTATTGGAACTCTGCTCAAATCAAAATAGCAATTTCTGATAGTATTTCGGCTCATCCAAGTGGTGCTGGTACTGTTACATCCATAACCGCTGGAACAGGACTATCTGGCGGAACGATTACAACGAGCGGTACTATTGCCGTATTAAATCCTGTTTATACCGTAACCGTAAATCTTACTCCGGCACAGGTAAACACGGTAACTACAACGCCTGTAACGTTGATCGCTGCTCAGGGAGCGGGGACAATAATAGTGCCGATATGGGCGGTGTGGAAATACACTTTCGTAACTACGCCTTACAGGGCGAATAGAATGCTGTATCTCGATGAGGGGGGCAGCACAATTGCTACGTGCATATCCGCTATTAATGATGCAATGGCTGGTAATACAGGTTCTGGAATCAGTATTACATCTTTTTCGCCGTATTTAGCAAGCGCATCCGTATCTACGGTTATCGGCACTCCGAAATATGTCACAAATACAGACTTGAAACTAAAAGCTGATTTGTCACCAAGTGCGGCAGGTGCGGACGGATTGATAACGGTAACAATAGGGTATCAAATAATAACTCCATAATTATTTTCTTAACCATAAAAATTAAACAAAATGAATCCAGTAATAATAGCAACATCAGCATCATGGGCAGAAACGCACGGGGAAGGCAACCCAAATACTAACGCCGTTAGCATCGTAGGACGTGGCCTAAATAATTATTACACTGACCTCGCGACAGGAACGCGGTATAAGTGGGATGCCGTTGGCTTAACATGGGTGACAATCTAATCTAAAATCTCATTAACAAATGACAGACACGGCAAAAGACAGATATAAAGAGTTGAAAGACTGGTTAAAGATTCTTAGCCCGCTAACGGCTGCTATGATTTTGTCTTTTAAAGTAGGTATTGTTTGGACTGATGTTAAGGCTAAAGTTGTTAAATGGGATGGCTATGAAGAAAAGATAGCGGCACACCAATACAGAGATAGCATAAAAGATATTGCTTCGGATGAAAAAAACAGGCGTATTCACGCTGAAATATACGGAAGCATAGATACCATAAGAAATCAAATAATTTTAATAGCAACACGCAGATATTTCCGTTAAGGCATAAATAATGATTAAAAATTTTTAATAGCAACAAGACGATGAAAATCTCACAAAAAGGAATAGACCTAATAACAATTCAGGAAGGATTGGTGCTACATCCATACAAAGATCAAGTTGGAATACCAACTATCGGATATGGTACAATAAGATATCCTAATGGAACGAGAGTTACCATGCAAGACCAAGCGATAACTAAGGAACAAGCAGAAAGTTATCTTTTAGATTACATCAGTCGAAACATAGAAGGACAGTTAAATTCTTTGCCTATCAATTGGAATCAAAACCAATATGATGCAATCTGTTCTTTTTGTTACAATGAAGGAACTGATGGGTTTTTGAAATCTCATTTGCTTTTGGCGATAGAGGGAAAGAAATTAGAATCTGAAATCCGCGCTCAATTCAGTAAATGGGTTTATGCCGGCGGAGATATTTTGGAAGATTTAGTAAAAAGAAGGAAAGCTGAGTCGGATTTATACTTTAGTCCAATATCTTAATTAACTTTAAAAAAACTTAAAATGCAAAAACCAACATTTAATCAATTAATATCAGGAGTTTTCGCATTGCTTTGCCTTGTAGCACTTGTATTTATGTACTTTGTAAAAAGTCATGTAAGCGATAGCGTATCTGGTGGTATAGTAGTTGCTTTTGTAGTAGCGTTTAAGGATTTCGCAAATTCGTTTGTTAAATCAAGTTCAGATGTTCAACATGCAGAGCAGACGAATAAACTTATAGATGCGGTATCTGCACCAAAAAACTAAACTGGAGTAACCCGAAAATCCAATCAAAGAGTAGGGGCAAATTTATCTATATGAGTTTAAAAACAGAGGCACAAATCGTGCTAACAGACATCGAGAATTTTATTCTCAAAATTGAACACAAACTTCCATCAGAGATTGATGTTGTTTGTAAGAAAGCAAATGCTTTAATCATTAAAGTTGAAATACTTTTAAACAATTCAACTGTAACGGATTTTACAAAACTTGTACCAGAAACAGAACCGGCGAGAGAGGCTATACTATCCATTTTAACAACTCTCGGTAAGGTTTTTTCAACAGTAGATGCATCATTGCAGCCAGGATTAATAGCTATTGCTGGAGCTAATGTATCAGCAGCTATGCACGGAGTTGGAACATCACCAACGGCATATCTTACTCCTTACGTAACAGTATCTGCCAATAGCGTATTAAAAGGAAATTAAATTATCATGTAGGTAAGCGGCTGGCCTAATCTTAGGCTGGCTTTTTACCGAATAAAATCAAAAGAAAATGAGAAATCAGTACAGCGAAGATTTGGCTAAGGCTATGACGAAGCACATGACAATAGGCGGAACAGATGTTCACGTAGAGCAAAAAAAAGATGCAGCACCTAAAGAGGAAACTGCATCTGAAAAGAAAATTGATGAATTAAAATCAGAGTTGAGCGAACTCGAAAAAGAAAGTTCAGCTAATTAGGATTTTTTGAAGTTTCTTCCAAGAGATATATTTTTTGCATTAAGCTCGAATATCTCAAGGTTGTTTTCAAGTAATCCGGTTTCGTTTCTAAGACGAGTTAGATTTTCTGTAATCCTTCCGTGAAGTTTAGCAGAAAGTCTGGATAGTGTATTTATAGCTTCATTTTCCGGCAAAACATCAAAAAGTAAATCTATTGGAATATCAAGTGGACTATTAAAATCCTCTTCAAGTTCCAATATTTTCTTTTCGGATGATTTCAGTTTTTCTTCGAGTTGTTTTATTTTCTCTAAGTAAACAGTTTCTGATTGCGCGAATCCTTTAATTTCGGATTCTAAATCCTTAATTTTCTTTTCCTGATTTGTCATAATCGTGTGTTTTGTGCCTGTTGGCGGTTTTAAATTTGGTTTACTTCATTAATATTAACAATAAATCCTTTTTCCTGCAACTTCTTTAAGATATCTTCTTTTACTGATTCCTTAAAGGTTTTCTTACCAGTCAATTTACCCAACTCTTTGATTTTAGAAATTCCCATCTCTACTAAAAATGAGATTTGCTCTGAAGCAAGGTAAACTCCTAAATCCTTAGCCAATCCCACTATTCCGTCAAGCACTTTGTGATATGCACTTCCTGCTTTATAGCCATTCCTTTCTATCTCTATAAGGATTGAACTAACTTGAATTTTATCCTGGTAAAACTTAATCATTTCTCTCGGAACTAAATCAACTTCTTTAACAGAGATAGGAAAAACGTAGTCGCATTGTACATAAGAATCTGTTAGAAAATCAAGTAGAAATCCAGTGCAGAAACGAGCGGAAACTGGATTTAAGTTTGAGCAGTTTGGGCAGGTTTTGTATCCTCCTACGCCTTCGCGCTTTTTTTCATAAGGATGATTAAATTCATACTCCCAATCCTCGTCTTTATTAGTATCACCAAATCCAGCACCACCTTTTTCTGATGGTGCATTGTTTCCGAAGTCAAGTAAAAGCCCTTGAGTTTTCCATGTTCCATCTGGATATTGATATGGTCTTGAAACACGAACAACCTTCTGAATATATAAGGATTTGGAAAGCATTGAGCTATTAATAAAAACAGCCTCAACGCTTTTTTCATCAAATCCAGTAGTCAGTATTCCTACATTATCTAATACGGCATCTGGAGTTTTTTTTAGCCAAGTTAGGCAATCCTTTCTCCAAGATTTTTTGCCAAATTCCTTAGCCTCATCAGGATACTTTTTACATTTACTGCCGCCGCCATTTACATGCCTTGCATTGATTCCAACAGATTTAAAAGCATACATCATATCAATGCTATGTTCTATATCAGCATCAAAACAAAGTGTTTTCAATCCTCGAGCAAGTTTAAAGTAAGAACTGATTACGTTATCTATTTGAAGTTTTTTACGAAATTCCTCACTAACTTGAGATTCTATAAATTCTCCGCCTTTAATTCCAAACTTACTTCTATCTACCTTTCCTAAATGGTAGCATTGGATTGGAACTACTCCTATTTTGGGATTTTCTGAGTTTAGTTCGTGCAGGTGAGATACTTTAACAACCTCAAACATAAACTGATAAAACTCTTTTAACGGATGAGCTTTAACAGCAGATATTGGAGTTGCAGTCCATCCCAATCTTTTAGAGTTTGGAAAGTGTTTAAAAATCTTGTTGAAGTCAGAGCGATGCGCCTCGTCACAATGATATAGGAAAGTATCTTCAAAATTAGCTAAGAAGGCAGGAAGTTCGCATCTTCGGTTGAATGTTTCTACCATTATTATAAAAACCCTTGAAGAAGGATTTATATAGGTAGTTTCTTGATTTATTCCTTGCGTAACAATTCCAAATTCAAGCATCCTTTCTCGAATCTGATTGAAAAGCTCATCACGATGGGTGAAAAATAAGACTTTTCCGGTTTGGCGTTTTAGAAGGATACGGTAAGTAATCAAACTTGCCATCATGCTCTTGCCACTGCCTCCTGGCGCAACAATTAATCCAGAATCAAACTGGTTTAAAAGTTCAGCAATCTTTGGAACTGCCTCTTCTTGGTAATCGAATGGGATTGGTGTAGGCATTAGCAGTTAGTAAAAGATTCGCGTTTGTCTGATTTTGAGTTGTTTGTTTGTCTTTTTGATTCTCTGTCAAGGATGTTTATTGTATCCCTAACCGACTTAGTTTTATACAACAAAGTAGCTACTGATTCAAGTAACTCCATTTCATCCAAATCGTGCGCAACTAAAGATGTAATTTTTCCGTTTACATTTAATTCGTCAGTACATTTTTTTACATTCATAATATATTTTTTTTAGATTAAGTGAAATCAGTAAATTTAGGTGTTTTGTTTGTGTATGGAATTTTATTATTAGTTTCGTGTTTTGGCGGATTTGTTAGTTCGGATTTGTCCAGAGTAAAAACCTCATCTTTATTGTTAATAACAATAAAGAAATATCCTTGCTTGTGAGTGTATAGGCAAGATGATATTATGTGGAGGGATTCTGCGAGGAGGGATTTAACGAGCAAGAGAAATAAATTTATCCATTATTAATTTTGCGATTTCGCTTGAAGTCTTTTCGGATACGTAATTTTCTTGCAAAATAGTATCACACTCATCACTTCTATCCCAAAATATTTCAAAATCTCCAGTATCCGATAAAACTGGTTCTATTTTAGAACAATCTTCCAAAATAGAATTTAAATAAGAATCAAAGTTGGATTCTTCATTTAAATGATTCATTAATTTTCTTTCTTCGTTTCTGTCGAAATCTGAATTACCAAAACAACCTGCCATAATTATTTAATTTTATCTTTTTTATCAATAATTAAATCATTTTCGTAAACACAAATTTCTCCGTGATAGATATTTCTGCAAGTGTACAATCCAGTTGCGGCGTGAAAACTAATTATCTTGTACACTATTCCAGATTGCTTGTTTTCAACTTTATCACCTATATTTATTTTTTGTTTATAAGGCATCGTAAAACATTTTTAGTATTAGATGAAAAGTCAGAAGTTAGAATCCAATTAATATATCCCAAATCCAATTCTGAAACTAATTTTCCTTTATCTTTTCCGAAGTTAATGATTGCCTCTCCTTGTTCATTTAAAATGAGTTTTCCGTCAAAGGTTAGTCGTTTATCTTCATCAGGAAATGAGGATTCCGAAACTAATACTTGTTCTAAAGGCTGGAATCCTTCTTTTGCGTGTTCATCTTCCTCTTTAATTAAATGCAGGTAGGAATCAAAGGAATAATGTCTTACTTGATTTTTCAAAACCTCAATAGTTTCCAAAACATCAATTTCGGAATCATGCGCTCCATCAATCATTTCGCGTCCGCAATAGAATTTAACAGCAGCAGTAAGATTTCGCTTTTCACGGTTACTAAAAATCCTAAAGGCATCAAAAGCTGGTTTTGGTTTCCATTCGATTCCTGCTCTTGCAAATTCCTCATACAATAAAGGAATATCAAATCCTTTAATGTTGTATCCTCCAAGAAAATCGCAGTCTTGGATGTATTCATGTATTCTATGTGCGTAAGCAGAAAATCCAGGACAGTCTGAAATTGTTTGATATAAAGATGGTACTTTTGTTAATTCTTTGTAGTGCTTTAAAATACTTTCCTCACTAATCCCATGCGCCTTAAAAGCATCAGGATGAATAGGAACTCCGCAATTAGATAGAAGAAGTTTCTTTTTATCTAAAATGCTAAAGTTTAAATCAGTCTTAATCAAGCTTAGCTGAATAATCCTGTCTTTGGAAATATCAGTGCCTGTGGATTCGATGTCGAAAAAGCGGATGGTTTTATTGGTCATTTAGAAAATTTGATTCCATTCTTCGTTATTAATACCAGTTAAAATAAATTCGCGCTCCCATGCTTTTATATTAGGAAATATCTCTTGGATTTTTCTTCTGTTTTGAGAATTAAACTCCAACATCTGTTCTTCTGTAACATCTATTTCATAAGTTTTTTCAACTCCAGAAATATATGATTTTCTTGTTATTTTCATAAAGAAAGATTTTTCACCAAGAAAGCCCGCTAATTTCTTAGCGGGCTACAAAGAAAAGGAGTTAACGGAATTAATCCTCTTCTGATTCTTCAGTTTCTTCTTCATCTTCATCTTCCGCCTCCTCCTCTTCGCTATCCTCATATTCTACATCTCCTTTTACTTGCGCATCAGATACTTCTTCTCCTTCTGTACCAGGATGAAATTGACGGAACTCCAAAATTGATTTTTTCATTGTGTTGTTTTTAGTTTGCCGTCTAATCGCTTTCGGCTTTGCGTTTGTGTAGATGTCAAGATTCGAACTAATCCTCCCGAAAAACGGGTATGCTGCCATTACACCAACATCCACTTTTATTTACATCGTCATTTTAACAGCGGTTATACAAAGAGCACCATCTTCTTCAATCCATATCCCAAATGGTGCAGCACCACCTGTTGGATTTTCAGAATCCGATAAGCAAATTTCTTTATAAGCGAATTTATCAAGAACTTTAAGAAATCTGGAATGTGAAAATAGAAATGAGTATCCATCCGGCAATCCAATAGATACGCACGGAAATTCCAAAACATTTTCAATTTCATTTTCAGAATCCTTGTAGAAAAATTGAATAGTATCTTGCCTAACCAACTTCAATCCAGAGTTCTTAAAATTCTTTTGTATTTTTTTAGTGAATGATACCGTACTGGCGCAAAAGTCTTTAAAATCTTTTACCTGAACTTTAACAAACTTACTCTTATCTACCCAAGATTTAAACTTCAAAAGAAGTTCTGTCATATCTTTCTCCATTACTTTTATCCTGGATGCGTAAAGGCAGTTTTTATATTTAATGATGTTAAAAGAATCAGTGAGAAATATATCGCACTCATCAAATCCAGAAATTAAGTTACACTCTAATTCAGACAAAGATATTAAAGGGAAGTTTAAAACTTCTGGAAATTCATAAGTAAAGTTAACATAACCATCCGTAGCCCAGATAAAACTTTCTCGTATGTGAACGTGATTCATAAACGGACGAAGATTATCCTTTTTCTCTATATTATCTTTAGCTACTGATAAAACATCCAAAATTCGTTTAGTTAGTTTAAATCCAACTTTAGGTGGCTTAGGAATTTTAGGATACGTTTTAATATCAACTCCAATTTGTTTGCCAAATTTTGGAGTAAAATAATCGTCAGTTATATCTTGTGTTGAATGTTCAAGTTTTAACTCTATCCTTATGTTCTCCTTTTTTGAAACTTCCATTAATGACTTTAGATGCTCTTCCCAGATAAGGAAACTTGTATCTTCGGCGATAATAGGAAACGAAAATTGAACAAACTCTGATTGGTTTGTTTTAGAAAGAAAACACATCCCGAAAACTATTTCAACCTTTATACAACCGTAATTAGGATTGTTGTCAATCAGAATTTGGTCTGATACAACATAGCTGGAAAGTTTGAGAAATTCTTTTATTTGGGATTGGGGGAGAGTTATGGTCATAAAAGTAAGTTGTTTTTAATCAGCAGTTATTTCATTAATCTTTTCTTTTCTTTCTCTTGCAGAATCAACAATAAATTTAACTAATTTATAGTTAGATTCGTTTAATTTTTCAAGTTCATCAATCTGTTCATCCGTCAATGCGCTTGCCGCTCCATCAAAAAAACTATTTAATTTTTGAGCAGATACTGACTCTGTTGTAATCTCTTTCTTTAATTTCGCTATGTCTAAAAGGTGCTCCATAAAATGCCTGTTTTGCCACATAGGAGCCTGAACTGTAGGTTATTCGGGCGTTACCTATATATTGGTATGGGCAAAGGTAAGTACTATTTTTTAGACCTGCAAATAATTATAACAAATATTGTTAGAAATATATGTATTATGACAAATATTTTCAAATAAATATGTTCATTTAGTTGCATGGTATTATATATAGTGTTACCTTTGAGCTTTATATATTTTCACTCAAAAAACGTCAAATCATGTCCGATTACAAAAACGAATTTAAACTGCAAGGTAAAATCAAATTTATTGATGACAAAGCAAATATATCAAAATCCGGTGGAGAATTTTTCACGAGGGAGTTCTGCCTTTCTATGGAAGAAGAATCTATGGGCGATGTCACCGAAAATGATATAAAATTTCAATGCGTCCGAAACAACTGTGAAAAAATCGAACCATTCAATGTAGGAGATGAGGTTATCGTTTATTTCTCAATGAAAGGTGCATTTGGTGGAGCAAAACCAAAAGAAGGAAAGCCAAAATCTCCTAAAAATCCAAATAGCCTTACCTGCATGTCAAATGCAAATGCGTGGAAGATTGAGTTGGTTAAAAAGGCGGAAGGAGTATCTGACTCAAATTCGGATGCTAAAGACAAGCAAGAAGAATGGGATAAGCAACAGCAGCAGCAAGAAGAATGGGATAAGCAACAACAGCAGCAAGAAAAGCATAACCGCGATTTGAAAGACAAAAATGTTCCGCATCCTGGCATGAAATGGGATACAAAAAAGAAAGAATGGGTTTCTCCTGAACCCGTTGACGATTTGCCATTCTAATTACTAAATTTTTCTCAATTCAAAAAAGCCCAACATCTTTCGAGATTTGGGTTTTTGAGATTAAAAAAACTTACTAAACATGGCAAAAAAAATAGAAAATCAAGAAGAACAAATAATCGTTTCAGATGTTGAAACAAAAGACGAAAATGCTGAAACCGGATTGGAAGTGGTTTCCGAGAAACCTTCAACTCCATCCCGCCAACTAATCACACAAGACCAAATCGTTTTCTCAAAGTCTGTAACTGAAATCCTAAAAGAAGTTTCTCTTATGACGGATGAAATGAATCCTTTTGAAAAGGCTTTCATCCAAGCAACGGCTTTTGAGAAATTAACAGCAATGATGACTAAGGAAATCATGCGCCCGATTATGTTCCTGCAAGGAAACGGTATTGGATTCAGAACAGACCGCGATTCTCAAACACCAAAGGGTTATGACGAGGATACTGTACGCCGATGCTTTATTGAAGCTACATTGAACGGTTTTTCAATGATGGGTAATCAGGTTAATATCCTGGCTGCAAAACCTTATTACACCAAAGAGGGATTTGCTGGTAAATTGAGGACTATACCTGATTTGACGTTTCCTACATTTATCCACCAACTTCCAAAAGAGGATGGCGGGCAATGGAGCGTTACAACAAAGATGGATTGGGTGTATAAAGGAAAGGCCGCAAGCCAAACTTTAACCCATCCAGTAAAGAAAAACTCCGGCATGGAAGGAGATGGTTTGATTGGAAAAGCCGAAAGAAAATGTTTGAAGTGGCTACATAATAAGATTACCGGACTTGAGCTTTCAGATGGAGAAGTTGAAATATCTCCAAGTGAAGAAGTTTCAAGCCAGCCTTTAAACGGATACCAAAACCACTCTGACGAAGAAAATCAGCAAGCAACCGCAAGACAGCAAGCTGAATTTGATAAGTGTATCTCAAATAAAGATAAAGTAAAAACTTTAGATGATTTGCTTAAAAAAGCTAAGTCGTTTTGCGCTACCGAAAAGATTAATTCTGCAATGTTGGATTTGACTTTATTTGAAGAAAGAAAAGCAGAGCTTACTGCTGCACAAAAAGATTAGTCCTGTTTTATTTGTTCCCGCAAGTATCCTAAATACAAAATTAATCCGGTTTTATTTGAAAGTTTATCCGGATTATTTAGCCCGCGTCCTTTGTTGGATTGCGGGCTTTCTTGGTGCTATGGGATTTGAATGCGTAGATTCAACTTGGTCAACTTCAAATATGGGAACAGTAAATTCAAAAGATTTGCGTCCAGTAAACATGAGTTACTTTTTTGATTGGCATCCCAATCAGTACAAAACAGCATTACAAATACACAAAAATAAATCTCTAATAAAAAGACTTAAATCTCATGCTTGAAAAACCAATAGATTTCTCAACCTACACATTCCGAGCATCTTCATGCGGAAAACTGATGACTAATCCGAGAGGAAAAAGTCCGATGCAGAAGTATCAAGAGTGCCAAGAGAAAATAACAGGATACGAAAACAGCGAAAAGAAATTAACATCCTCTCAAGTAACAGCTTTAAACAAACTAAGGCAATCTCTTCCAGAACTTCAAGCGCACAAAGATGACATAGTTTTATCTGATACTGCTATTTCTTATCTTCTTGAGTGCTATCTACAAAAGCGTTTTGGTATAAAGAAAGATATTGATAACAAGTACGTTGAAAACGGAAAGTTAAAAGAGGATGACTCTATCGCGCTTTTGAGGGAAGTTGATGAGGAATTTTATGTATCATATAAAAAATGGTGCGAGGAATCAGGCATACAACATAGAAAATATAATGAACACGTAGAAGGCGAATGTGATATTCTCTATCCGCTTGACGCTCCAGAAATGGTACAGGATGTTAAATCTTGCTGGAGTTTAGAAACTTTCCAGCCTCACACTATCGATTTAATAGAAATTGGTAAAAATGTTTACGAGGCAGAAAATGGAGAAGATTCATTAAAAGATGTCGAACAGTCAATAAAAAATGCGATATATTATTGGCAAGGAATCGTTTACTGCGCGCTTTATGGAGTATCTCGCTTTATACTTAGATATTGCCTTGTTGATATGCCTCAAGGATTAGTTGAAGATGAATACAAACGCATTTTATATAAATTCGGAAAAGACCAAGAACAAAATCCAGAATATCAGGATGCTTGTTTGGAATTTTTGCGTAAAGTAAAAGTTCCGGAAGATTTACCGTTGAGGGCAAGGATTATTTCTTTTGAGGTTAAATATGACCAAGCCGCCTATCTTAACCTTTGCTCCAGGATAGAGATTTCTCGCAAGTGGCTAAACAACTACGCGATTTCTGAATGGGAGAGAGAAACTGGAGAAAAGTGGAAATCCGAGCAAAAAGAAATAAGTGATGTAGTTGAAAGGTCAGAAAAAATTGAGGATGCAATAACAGAAATGTTGAAAGAAGTTGTTGAATCGGAGCAGGGATTTGCTTTTGAAGGCGGATATGTTGACGAAGTAACAGAATTAACTAAAGAGCAATTTGATTTCTTAAAAACACGAACAAAACAAGAAGATGCCAATCAATCGCAAGAAATACAGGATGCGCCTGCTTCGCAAGAAAACTCGGAGATTGAACAGGAGAGATTTTCTGAAGCTGAGAAAGAGGAAGTTTTCTCACATCCTTTAACTGGCTTGATTGACTCCTTCAAATCAGCAATGGAGTGCGTAGAATTTTACATGGATAAAAACGACGAAGATGGATTTTGGGAGCAAAACCAAGAACTAAAATCCTATTTGGATAAACACAAAACTAAGCTATCAACACCAGAGCCACCAAAACAATCTAAATCAAAACCTGCTCCAGTTGCTAAGGAGAAATTCTCAATCCCAACGGCAATACCAGTTGAAGGTGATGCTGAAAGGCTTGTAGAAATCCGAAACCAGATGAACTTTTTGGATAACCAAAGTATTCGGACAGTCTACTTATCTAATCGTATAGTTGTTGATAGAAATCCTACTTTTAGGGCTGAACTAAATAAGCAAATAGAAATTAATACTAAGGAAGAGATAAATAAAATTAAGGAGCGAATTAATATTGATGTTAGTAAGATGTAATTTAAAAAGTTTGCGATTGTTTAGTAGCCCTAAACTACCAATAAGTTGTTGGATATCATTCAGATAGCCGCAAACAACCATACAACCTAAGCCATATCCTTAATCGGAATGGCTTTTGGTGATAAAACCGGATGTAAAGCTAAAAGTAGAAGGATTTAATCCTTAGCGAAATTAGAACTTGGTTCGATTCCAAGTGAATCCCAAAAACTTAAAAATGACCAGATTATTTTTAGCAACCGTAAATAACACGCATGACGATGGCGGATCGGATTGCGATTTTATTGTAATCATAAAGGCTATTGATGAAAAAGAGGCAGCAACTATTGCTAAAGAATCATTGCCAGCAAGGATCAGTAATAAGTTTACTTTGAGAGAACTCGAAAAAGATGCTACAACAATAATTATTAAACACAACACATCGAAAATTACATCAAGGCAATTATAATTAAAAACAAAAAAACATGCAACAATACTTAGACTTACTTCGCAAAATCAAATCTGAAGGAACTTGGAAAAACGAAGCAAGAGAAAATATGCCGCGAACTTTATCTTTATTCGGTGCGCAATATCGGTATAACCTTAGTGAAGGATTTCCAATTCTAACCACAAAGCAAGTTAGCTTTAAAAATATAGCTACGGAATTGATTTGGTTTTTGCGTGGTGATACAAATATTAAATTCCTTGTAGATAATGGATGTAATATTTGGAATGAGGATGCATATAACTACTACGCTAAGGTTTGTAATCAACAAAACATAAAACCAATTTCATTCGATTTGTTTGTTACTGGCGTAAATCAAGGATTTAAATCAAATCAAAATATACAAAATTATACACTTGGCGATTGCGGTTGGCAATATGGTAGATTGTGGCGCAAGTGGGATGGTATTGACCAAATATCAGAACTAATTTCCAACCTGAAAAAAAATCCTGAAAGTAGGCGGCACATGCTTACCGCTTTAAATCCGGCACACTATAACGATTTGGCGTTATTTCCGTGTCATGTGATTGCGCAATTTAATTGTAGGCCGATACACCAATCTGATAGGATACAAATGTGTCCAATAGAAACAAAAGACAATGATTTAGATTCAGCTTTGGAATTAATCCCAAAATACTACTTAGATTGCTCAATGTACCAACGAAGCGCGGATGTTTTTCTTGGCGTTCCGTATAACACCGCATCTTACGCTTTGTTGACACACATACTTTGCGAAATTTGCGGATTTATTCCAGGTGATTTAATTCATACATTTGGAGATGTGCATATATACGAAAATCATTTAGCTGCGGTTGATGAACAACTTTATCGTCAACCATCGCAACTACCGACTTTAAAATGTTGGCAAAGAAACAAAGAAGGATATTTGCCGGACAATTACGATAAATTTCTTTCCGGTAGATACACATTGGACGATTTTATAAATTCAATGGCACATTACGACTTCCGATTAGAAGGATACAACCCACAACCATCAATTAAAGCTAAACTTTCAACTGGATTAAAATGATTTATTGTATTAGAAGAATATCGGACGAAAAACTACTATTTGTAGGAACTTACGATGAATGTAAAAATCATGAGTGTTATGATTCTAAATATAACTATATAACTGCTTACGTATGATACTACAAATAGACGGCAAAGAAGTTTTCATTGACGATAGAATTATTGCTTTTGCACATAGGATGCAAAACGAACTAACGGAAAATGAAAAAACTAAGAACTCGATTTGGGATTGGAAAATTAAAGACGACTTTCCAAAATGGATGTACGAATTTGAATATCATAAAGCTAAATTAATTGCCGCTCTGATGGCTAAAGAATGTGATGCAACCGATGAATTTATAGCCGACTTAGGAAATTATTTAGTTTGTTTGATGTTTCAACAACCTGTTAATATCCAAAAAAGCACAACACTTTGCGAAAATCCTAAAACTAAGTTGATATGAAATTAATTTGGAAGGTTTATATTTTACCATTATTGATTATTATTTAATTTTACTTATTACTTATTTTCTATCATTAAAATTTCCATTAAAATGATAATCGCACTAACAGGAAATCAACAATCTGGAAAAGACACGATTGCGAAGATGATTCAATATTACCACTATTCAAAAAGAAAAGGAATTTCATCATTTTTATTAGATGATTTTTTAAAAAATGAAAATGAATGGTATGATAGAATAATGAAGTTTGAAAATCCAAATTGGCAAATCAAAAAATTCGCTCTAAAACTAAAACAACAAGCCGCAGATTTGGTTGGATGTAGTGTTGAAGATTTTGAGAATGAGGAATTTAAGGCAACGGTTATGCCAAAGCAATTTCAAATCAAATACGAGCATCCAGTAGACAACCACATCACATATTCGCAACACACCTATCGCTGGCTTCTACAACATCTTGCGGATAAGATAAAAGAACTATTAGGTGAAAATTATTTTGTTGATGAGCTTTTTTCTTCGTATGAAGATGGTAAAATCAAAAATGCTGAACCAAATCGAATTAACGATGAACCAGGAATTTTAAGGAGAACAAGAAACTTAGAATCAAACTGGATTATTAGCGACATGCGCTATCTATACGAAGCTAAAGCAGTTAAGGAACGCGGTGGAATAATTATTAAGATAGAACGCCACAACGAACACAATCATACGCACTCATCAGAAACAGAACTAAGTAAAATTAAATCCGACTTCACGATACAAAATAATTCAACATTAGATGCTTTATACGAACATGTTTCTAATATTTTAAATCAACTATACAAATGAATAAAGCAGGATTTATAGAAAATCTTTATACAGATGGTTGCATCAGAACTTACTCTGGTCAATACGTAAATATAAAAAATCCACATCCGGATACCTTACAAATCCAGGATATAGCTCACGCTTTGGCTATGATTCCGAGATTTGGTGGACATCTACCGATATTTTATTCGGTAGCTGAACATTGTATTAGATGTGTAGAACATGCGTCTGAAATCAAATTAAAAAAGAAAGAATATCGTCATATTTCAGATTTGGATTTATTTACTTTATTGATGCACGACAGTTCGGAGGCATTTGGTTTAATGGATTTACCAAGTCCGGTTAAACGTAATTTTGCTCGGTATTATGCGATTGAAAATAATTTCATGATGATTTTAGCCAAAAAATTCGGATTTAAATATCCATTAAACGAATTTCACAAAAAAGTTGATAATGATGTTTTAGAGATGGAATGGAATGAGTTGATGTTAAAAGGTAGCCTTCCGGAACCAAACATCGAAAAAAAGTACGAACATGGAAAAATGATTGAAGAAAAAAGTCACGAATACTCACATTCAAAAGTAAAAAAACAATTTCTAAATCTTTTTAATTCACTAAATCCTAATGGTACTTATTTAGGAGCAATCTAAAACTTAAAACTTTCAAACTTTCAAAATGATACTATATCATCCAATGCCGAAGCCGGCAAATCTAAAAGCAATAGAAAAATATAAGGACAGAAAAGTAAATGTAAAATCAATTTATGGTTGGCTTCACGTAGTTGATAATAAAAATATATGGGATAAAAATGGAAGCCAACTGATGACATTTAAGGATGCCTTAAAGCGTACAAAAAACTACAAAGAATCTCATAAAATAGAATATCATTTCATATCAGATTTGGGAAACGAAAAGCCAACCATAAAAGATTTTGAACCTGAAAATATTTACGATGCTGTTGCTGATGGATTGATAAAATTTGATAATGAAGTAGAGGCAAGAAGGCAAAGAAGAAAAGTTGATAATGGAGATAAGTAATTTAAATGAACGACAACTTAGGATTTCTTGCTGATACTTGGAGATTTTCTATTCACGGTTTTGTCGCAAATAGAATATCTAAATTTCTTTTAACTTCAGATAAAGGAGCGAGATTTCATACGAACAAAACTACATTCTACCAAAACAATAAAGATAGATACTCTAACTTACTTGGCGAATCTAATTTTTTGTTTGAGATTGCTTTTTTACAGGCTTTAGAACATCCTTATACATGGTTCTACAATAATATCAATCCTACAGTTTATAAATTCGACTGGATAAATGACTGACCTTACTAAAATAAAAGTACCGGATTTAGCAGTTCGTCTTTCTACATGGGAGAACTTAATTAAATCGCTACATGAAAAAGAAGTAGATGACTTAGATACTGTTATTGACGCTTTAAATCAATCAAAAGAAGAACTACCGGCACTCGAATCACTTTTAACAAGGATTGAAGAGGAAACAAACGTTTATGAACAATCTTTCATATCTCTTGTTAAAAGGTTAAGGATTCCAGCTTATGCGCTTAGAGAGCACATTTTAGAGCTTTCGTATTCTGATTTTAAGGTTAGAGCTGAAAAGTTTAGAGAACAAGAGCACATCTCATTCCAAAAACGAGCCGAATCAATAGCTGATACTTACGCTAAAGCATCTTACCAGATGACAGACTGGGATTACTTCAGAAAATGTGAATCTTTAGTTACTGGATATATTTTTAGGATACCTTTTTTTACCTGCAAAGATGCAAGAGAAAGAGAAATCTTTGCAGAGGTTTTTGAAGGATGGAATCCGGAATTTTATGCTGGAGTTTTTAGAAAAAAATTAAAATCTTTATTATGTCTTTAGAAAAGCTTTTATCAGAATACAATCATTGGGCAAAAAATAAATTTCCAAATTCAACACCAACATCATCTCTTCGTGGATTGGAGCGTGAGATAAAGGAAGTTGAAATTGAGTTAGAAACAAAAAATCCTGACTTTATAAAATTAGGAATGGAATATGCTGATTGTATGATGTATTTAATTGATTCCGCAAGGCGTTCAGGAATAAATGAAGATACTTTATTTTCATTTTTGAGAATAAAATTGGATATTAATTACAAACGTGATTGGAAAATAAATGAAGATAATTCTTATTCACATATAAAAGAGAATTTGCTTCCCGATAGATTATGACCGACTTTGACCTAATAGAATTTCCGATTAAGGTACTTTACACATACGCTAAACTTCATAAATTAGACTATCCATACGAGTTTAGAAACAAGTTAGGAAAGGATGTTTATGGAATCGTGCGTGGAATTAAGTATGAGGCTGAGAGTGGATTAGATACAAGGATAGTATATCAGGTTGAGCTTGAATTAGGAAACTTTACATCAGTTAATCACGATACAAACCAAGAGATTTAAATATGAAAACTTACACATTTTTCGATTTTAATGATTTGCAAAAATTTATTAGAGTTTTTTCTTATGAATTTTCAAACAAATGGAAAGATATATTTGAGTATAAAAATAAATTAAACAATCCAACAGAAGAAAGAGAATTTACATTTTTTATAAATAAATTATCTGATGGTATAATTTCAGATATTATGTTAGATATAAATTCTCAAATAGAAGAAGAAAATAAAAGGATAGACGGTTTAAAAAATAAAATAAAATTTCTTTCCTTAATAAAGTACAAAATAAAAGATTGTAAAACATTTAAAGAAGCATTTGAAATAATTTCAAAATCATAAACATGCCTACACTAAACGATTTAATTTTCTCATTGCCTGACGGTTATTACGAAATAGAAGAAGAAAATATCGTCAAAAAAGATGACCAGGTTGCTCATGTTGTTAAAAAGTTTTGCGGTAAAACAGATACTCACTTAAATATTTACTTGCCAGAACTATCTTGGTTAAAGGTTTCAGATGATGAAATTGGTAAGCTAAAGAAATTTGCTGGAAATGTTGTTATTAGAAAAATACAAAAATAAGATAAAATGGAAAAAATCTCAATAGGTTTTCTATTCTCAAATAAAGGAGATAGGGTTGCGCTGATGCGTAGGAATTATTTTACCGCTGATGGAAATCTAATACCATGCGGAAAGGATGATACGAATTTAAGCTGTTTTCTTTTAACCGGCATCGGCGGCCACATCGAACAAGGTGAATCAAAACACCAAGCGATGCAAAGAGAGTTTAAAGAAGAGGCTGTATTGGATTTGCAAGGATGGGAATTATTTTGCGAAATGTTTTATCCAGAAAAAGAGATTTATTTCTTTCGCTTGTTTTCTGATTCTATTTACCAAATTAAAACAGGAGAAGAGGATGTAGTAAGTGTGTACACGATATCTTTACTAAAATACCACCATCTATATCCTAATTTGGATTTTTTGATATCACTTGCTTTGGAAAGGAATTTGAAGTCAGCATCTTTAATTTATTAATTATGAATTTCAGATTAGAGTGGAATGAAAAACAACAAGGATTTCATCACGAAAGAGTTAATGGAACACATGAACCAAACACTTTTGGATGGATAACTATTGCAGATAATATGGAAGATAAAATAATTTCAGAATTTTGCAATTTAGTTGACGAATATAGGGGATATTATTTTGGATGCGATAATCCAAAAATTCTACTAAGAAATGAAGAAATAAAGTTTTACTGGAAATTGTATATTTACATAGTTAGATGGATTTAACTAAACCTGAACCCTCGTAATCCTAAATCCACTCTTTAATATCCACTGGCAATACTGATACACGTCATACATCGAGCGAGCAACATAAGTCTGAATTTCAGGAAAGTCTAAAGCCCAATCTAAATGGACTTTTTCCTGTACTTCTGATACTACTCCTTTTGGCATCTTAAGTTCGATAGAGTACAAAATTCCTAAGTATTTAATGCAAATATCCGGCACACCTGCTAATTTTCCTTTACCTTTGTTTTGTGAGCCGTAAAAAGCGGTGCGCTTTTGATATTCTTTATCCGATTCTCCTGGCCTACGAGGTACATACATTTCGTTCATCGCGTGAAAGACCTTTCCGCGAAACATAGGAAAAAACTGCTGGATAAAAGTAATCGCAGCAGACTGAAAAGCATCTTCGTTTGGGAAGATGCGAGTTTTTAGTTCTTGGATTTGGGATGCATTAAGAGTATTCATTTTTGATATCTATATCCAGGATATTCTTTTAATAATTTATCTAATGACATATCGCTTTTGTGTATTGGTGTAAACTGTTTCTTTTCAATCATACACTTCTGTTGTTGTGTATTATCAGTTATGATATTTCCAAAAATACGTCCATTGTATCGTATTTTTCCACCGTCCCTTTTTACAAGAGAAACGTGATTTTGAGATTTAATTTTATTCGATAAATTAAATCTTCTTTGTTCATAAGAATCTAATCCCATTTTAAATAATTTACAGCTTTATCAACAACACTCTGATTCGCATCCGCTCCATTGTATCCAATTCCAATCCAACTTAATGAACAGGATTCATGTGGAAAAATTTGCAATAGAATTTTAGTATTTCCATCAGAACATTCTAATTCCGAAAAAACTGGATTTACTCCGTATTCTATTTGTACTTTGTTTGTGAAATCTACGATGTTCATAATCTTTTGGTTAGTAGGCGTAGTAGCCGGTTTGATTTAATTATTGTTCTCAATTTCGCAAGTTCATCAGTTTTGTTTTCAAAAGCCAAATGAAGTGTTTTATATGATGTTGTAAGTTTCAAAAAATCATTATAAAGTTCGTTGTGGTCTGCTTCTAAATCCTTAAACTTCTGCTCTTGAATCCGAAGTTTAGTTTTTAGGTTTCCAAGTTCAATCTTGGTTCGGTTTAGTTCTAAGTCTGAGATTGGTTTTTTGTCCATCAGTTGAAAAGTTTAGTTAAAAGTAAGGTTAAAGTTATTCCAAATAATGTTATAGAAGATATTGCAAGTGCCTTCCAAAAAGTATGTGATTTATCTAAATCCTGGAAACGAATTAAAAGCGCATTAAGCTCCGTAATCTTCTTTTCCCGTTCAGAAACCTCAATCCTAAGCATTTGCTTTGAACTAAGTATTATACTTTCCTTGTCTTGAATCTCGTTATTCAAATTAGAATTAGATGTTAAAAGTTGTTTGTTTAGAAATTTTTGGGATTCGAGTTTAGAATTTATTTCATCATTTCCTGTAATTAAATCTCTATTTGTTTGAAGTAAAGAATTATGCTTTTGATGCAGTCCTTGATTTTCTTGGTTCAATCTCGAATAAGCATACTCTTGTGTTTCTAAATCTTTTTTGAGTTTTGTTATTTCGGATTCAAGTTCGTCAGCTTTTTCTGGACTAAGAAATCCAGAATGATACTCAATTTTTTCTTCTCTTTTTTCTTGATTTTTCATTTTTATTTTTTTTAAATGTTACAAACTATCTAAACTAAATTCAATATCTAAAGCAGGAAGAAACATCCTATTTTTCTCATAGTACAAAGCAAAATCTTCCTCTTGTTTTTTATAATATTTTTCGTTAATCTCTATTCCTGTAAAATCAAATCCTAAAGTTAATGCAGCTTTCCTGGATGAGCCAGAGCCGAGATTGGTGTCTAAGATGCTTAAAAACCCGCCGTTTTTCTCCTTAAAATCTAATAAGTAATTCTTGAAAATCCAATGATACAATTCCATTGGCTTTCCAGTAGAGTGCCAATCGCTACATTTTCCAACAGGACTTAATTCAAATATCTTTCCTACTTTTTTAATTGATGTCCATGCCATCTCGTACATTGCATAGTTCATTCCAAATGCAATCCTTTTATCCCAAATTATCCAATTTCCGTTTGATGAAAGAAACGGTTTTATATCTATAACATCTTGGCTTTCTGCGAACACAGAAAAATCGAGCAAGTACGTAAAATAATTTCCACCGAAAATGATTTGTTCGCGACTAACCCTAAAAAGATGATAAAAATATTCCTCTTTAGGTGAACCTTTCCAATCTATCATACCACCCTTAGCTCTCATAAATTGGTTTGGCTGATTCTTATCAAGATATTCTGGATCAACAACAGCAACATCGTATTTTTTATCTGGACAATTCCTAAGAAAATCTAAGTTGTCCATGCAGAAGGTTTCGGATTTCATTTTTGTTTTAGTTTGTTTTTCTTATACTCTCTAAGATTTTTCCTATTTTCTCCAATCAATCCTCTTAAACCAAAATAATCCAAATAGCGAAACAAAGTTTTTCCTGATATTCCAAGTTGAACAGCAATAAAATCTACGTTCTCTAAATTAAACCGCTTAAAAGCAAGTTGGATTGCGCGTTTCTTATCAGCAAGGATGTTTAGTTCTTGCGATTCGTCTAAGATGTATTCGTCTGAACCGAGCAGCATATCTAAGTTGATTTTATCACCAAATCCCGCAGCTTTTCAGCGATGCGGGATTGGTTTGTTAATTAATTGTTATTAGCTTAACGCTCTAAATTTAAATGTACCCTACCTTTGTCCGAGTAACTTAAAATAACGTCTGAATTTCGCCTATATACGCCTTATTAGCTTGAAAAATACACCTTAAAACAGGTCAAATTTACACATTTTCAACATTTGCCGGAAGATAGAACTGAAATTTTTCATCATCCAATCTTCCGCTACCAAAATCAGAAATGTCTGAATAGTCCATCTCGTATCTGTATCCCGCTGATTCGTATATAATCCTTGCGCCATTCTCTTTTCCAGCAATTTTAATGCACTCAATCATTTCAACTTCTCCATCGTCTGAAACAAATAGGATATTGAATTTGAATCCTGGAGATGCTTTACGGATATCTTTTAACAAAAACTCTCTAAATCCAGAAGAGCAGAGCGCAACCTCTAACGGGATTCTGAACTTCTCTTTAAAATCCTTTGAGCCGCACGTAAACCAGATTGAACCTAAATTTGCATCAAGTTCACCAGAAACATAGGCTTTCTTAGATAGTGTAATACAAAACGGAATCCCTAAATCCTTATTTGCTTGTTGTGCAATTTTCAGGTAAAATGGAAATTCTGAAATCGGAAAGTTTTTCCAAAAAAGCGGGCGCAGTTCTGATTTCGAGTTAGTTTTCTTTTCAGGTAAATCGATTTTCTCTACCAATTTTGGAGCAGAAAGATTTATCTTGTTGCTCATTACTTCTTTTTCGTCTTGAACGAATATCACTTTGGATATTTTTGACATAAATTTCGCAAGCCAGATTAGACCAACTTGCACCGGAAAAGCCGAAATCCCTAAAGATTTCGGCTAATTTACAAACAACGCACCTAAGCTCATCCAATCCTCTTCTGCCCACTTCCTAATCCAGTTCTTTGGATTCCGTAGCCATCACGACTACCTAACGAAAATGCACCAGAATCTCCTCTGCCGTTTCCAACTCTCGCACTTCCGCAAAACGGATAATGTTCCTCTATATATTTTTGAACAGCATCATTCTGGCCGGATAGCATTATCCCAAACTCTCCATTTCCTTTCGCCTGTTCAGCCTGTGCATCTTCCATTTTTTTCTTAACGCCATATACAGCACCGAAAAGATAGTCTTCTATAAACTGCTCCTGGTGATTGGTTTTCTTTCCGGCTTTTTTGCGTCCTTTATTAATATCGGATAGCATGTCAGCGTCTACATCGTTTTCATACAGGAACATAGAGTAAGCCTTCATCCCTAAGTCCATTATCTCCTTGCGAAAGAAATCGAATAGAAAGTTAACTACTTCTACATTGGATGGAAAACCGATAACGCTGCATAAGGTTTTGGTATGAATAATATTTTTGCAGAAATTATTACGCGAGATTGCTTTTAGAAGCTGGTATTCCCAATCGCCACCATGAGAAATTTTATCTTCCATCACGCCTTCTTTTTTCACTTGTTCGTAAGAAGTAACGTGATAAGAATCTAAATTATATTTAGCTAAAAGCTCCTGCGCTTTAAGCATAAAAGAATCTGATTCGGCTTGACTATCACTTGATTTGCTCTTTTCAATCAAGTGCTTAATTTTGTGCATT